CGCAGTTTATAGGAATTAGGGTTGGCAGAAGAAGTAGAAATTACCAATTATGGTAAAGACGGTGTTGCAAGTGAGGAAACTCTAGCAGCACTTCTAAAAACTATGGAACGTCTTGCAAAATCTAAAGGATTTGATCCTAAGGAAGTTAACAAGAAGACAAAACAGCTTTCAACATCTATGCAAGGCGGTATAGAAGTTGTAGACGAAAACAGAAAAGCTCTTGATAAACATACTGATGCTGTAAAATCAAATACTTCTAAATTTGGAACTGCATTATCTCTTGCTGGTGCTGGAATAGGTATGGTTACAAATCGAGTTACAGCACTATCAGAACAATTATTGTTTACAGGAAGTACTCTTACTGATTTTGCAAGCGAAATACCATTTATTGGAACACTATTAGCGCCGTTGACTGGAGTAATTGATAACACTGTAGATACATATAGAGAATTTAGTACAATCGGTGGAACTGCTGGTAAAAGTTTATATGATTTTAGTAAAATGGCTGCTGAAGCAAATATGCCTATGAATGATTTTAGACAACTAGTGATGGAAAATTCGCAAAGTATGAAACTATTTGGATCTACAACTACAGAAGGTATGAGAAATCTTTCTGCATTATCTAAAGAGTTTAGAAAAGGCCCAGGAGAAGCACTTCGTCAGTTAGGTTTTACAAGCACAGAATTAAATGAAACACTTATTGATCTAGCTGAATTGAATAGTAACATATTTACTATGGGCAGAATACGAGATAAAATTACAGCAAAGTCAGCAGCTGATTTATCTAATACATTATTTGACCTATCAGCTATTACTGGCAAACGTAGAGATCAACTTAAAGATGAAATGAAGCAAGCAGCAAGTGATTACCGTGCAAGAGTTGCAATGGCATCTATGAGTGAAGATGAACAAAAGAGGTTTAATGCAAACTTAACTATCGGTGGCGCCACAATGAAAGACGCATTACTTGATATGGCTGACGGTATACCTCAAAGTGATCTAGCACAACGATTAACTGCAATGAGTAGTGTATTTAGAGAAAAATCGCGAGATATCGAAAATATGGATCCTCGTGAGATGAATAACTTTATTGTTGATGTTAGAACACAATTAGAAGCATTCGCCGCAGCTAATGGAACTACTATCCAAGCTCTTGCTGAAGGTGATGCCGGCATTCGAGGTATGTTAGAATTTACAAACGAATCAAAAGATTTAAATAAATTATCGAAAGAAGAATATGCAGCGCAATTAAAAGAAAAAGCAGCAATGCAATCTAGAGAAGATTCGATACTCGAATTTCAAGAAGCACTTAACACATTAAGAACTACGTTAATGGATTCATTAATTAAATCTAAAATCTTAGAAACTGTACAAAAAACTTTTGAAACAATTGGTACTTTCTTTGGTCCAGATTCAACAATATTTACAAATCTTTCAACTGGATTAGAAAATTTAACTCCGTCAGTAACACAAACAATGGAAAGCTTTCAAGATTTTCTTAAAGCATTTGCAGAAGATCCAAAACAAGCAATTAACGATGCATTGTCAGGAATAGGCAAAAGCCTAGGAGATACAATAAAAGATATCTTCTTAGGATCAATGACTGACGTTGATCCTAGAGATCTTGAAGTTGATATGCAAAGGCAAGGCGGCCTTTTAGGTGGTATGATGAAATCGCTTGCACCGTTAGGTTCAACAATAATGACATCAATTACTGATGGCATATCATCTATATGGGGTCAAATGACCTTTATAGAAAAAGTCGGAGTAGCAGCAGCAGGATTATTTATTGCAGGCGGAGTTATAGCAGCACCCTTAGTTTCAGGCATCGCAAGTTTGTTTCTTCTAAAAAGTGTAACAGGAGCAATGACTAAAGGTGCTAAGGGATTATGGGAAGGGCTGAAACCTCCAAAGCCTATTAACCCAAATCAAATGTTAGATAAAAATGGTAATCCGTTGAAGGGTACTGCAGAACAAGCTCGTAAAAACAAGTTAGAAAGAGAAAACCTAAACAATAAACCCAAGGGCGGCGGCGGCAAAGGCGCAGGTATCCTTTCGTTGTTATTCTTAGGTGCGGATTTATTAGATATTTTAAGTAATGAAGATCTAACAGAAAGAGATAAAAAAGTTGAAACTGCTGGTGCAGTTAGTGGTACAGCAGGCGCATACGGCGGCGCATCCGCAGGCGCCGCTGCCGGTGCTTGGTTGGGCGCATTTTTAGCACCATTTACTCTTGGAGCTTCAATACCGATTGGTGCTGGCTTAGGAATGATCGGCGGTAGTATGCTAGGATATAAAACAGGCGAGTATGTAGGAGAAGCAGGTGCTAATGCAATCTTAGCTGATGAAAATCAAGCACAACCGATCCCTGAACCAGTTAAACCGATAGAACCATTACGTGAAGAATTTGATAGCTGGTGGCAAAAAGAACGCAAAGAAGAACAAAATTACAAAGAAGCTATGAAAGAATATAAAAAACAACTAGCTGATTATATTGAAAAGACTGAAGAGCAAAAACAAACTGTTGATAATTTACAAATGAAAAATTTACAAGATATGGAAGCGTTCAGGACTGAATCTGAAAAAGCTAATCAAAACTTAAATACAGTGTTGGAAAGCTTTCTTAATACTGCTGAAAATCAAGAAAAATATTCTAAGCAGATAGCAAAAAATACAGGAGGCCTACCGTCAGATGTATCGGCTAATCCTACAAGCACAAGTAGAGGCCGAAACGCCGGAAGGTCAGGAAGATAAATGAGTTGGAAAAAATACTTTACACCTGTTGCTACTAGCAACAATCCAAGCGGAAGTTATTCTCCCTTTTCTACTACTGGTGGCAGTAATAGTATGCCTGGTCCTGCTAGATCAAACTATTCAAGTTATTTGCCTGATGTATATGTTGGTACACCTAATCGTGTTGAACGTTACGGTCAGTACAACACAATGGATCAAGATTCAGAAGTTAATGCTGCACTAGATATTCTTGCAGAATTTTGTACACAACTTAATGAACAAAACAATACGCATTTTAAAATTGACTTTAAACAAAGAGCAACTAACAGTGAAGTAACAATTATATCACAGTATCTACAACAGTGGAGTAAAATACAAAACTTTGAAACACGTATGTTTAGATTATTTAGAAATGCATTTAAGTATGGCGATCAATTCTTTGTGCGTGATCCAGAAACACAAAAGTGGTTTCATGTTGATCCGGGTAATGTAACTAAAATTATTGTAAACGAATCAGAAGGCAAGATGCCGGAACAGTACGTAATCAAAGACTTTAATGTAAATTTTAAAGACATGGTTGCAACAACACCGTTTGATACAACAGGCACTGGACCAACAGGCGCAGGTTATCCTGGTGCTGGTACAACTAACATGACAGGCAAGGGTCCTGTACCTAGTGGCAACCGTTGGCAGAATGAAGAAAACGAAATTTGTATCGATGCAAAGCATATGGTACATCTAAGTTTGTCAGAGGGGTTAGATAAAAACTATCCATTTGGTAATTCGTTATTAGAAACTGTATTCAAAGTATACAAACAAAAAGAATTATTAGAAGACGCAATTATTATTTACAGAGTACAACGTGCACCAGAGCGCAGAGTATTTTATGTAGATGTGGGCAACATGCCAAGTCACTTGGCAATGCAATTTGTTGAAAGAGTAAAGACAGAAATACATCAAAGACGTATTCCATCACAAACGGGTGGAGGGCAAAATGTTATAGACAGTAGTTATAACCCGTTGTCAATAAACGAAGATTATTTCTTTCCACAAACAGCAGAGGGGAGAGGATCTAAAGTTGAAACACTTCCAGGCGGAACTAACCTAGGAGAAATTGATGACCTTAGATACTTTACTAATAAGTTGGTACGCGGATTACGTATCCCAAGTTCGTACTTACCAACTGGAGCAGATGATTCAGCAGCACAATATAATGACGGACGTGTGGGTACAGCTTATATCCAAGAGCTACGCTTCAATACCTATTGTGAACGTTTGCAAAACTTAGTAGTTGAAGAATTTGATACTGAATTTAAAAGATATGTTTTAGAAAAAGGAATCAATGTAGACGTTTCTATGTTTGATTTAAAATTCCAACCACCACAAAACTTTGCAGCATATAGACAAAGTGAAATTGATAATGCTCGTGTACCAACTTATTCACAAATGAGTGCTATTCCATATATTTCAAATAGATTTGCAATGAAACGTTTCTTAGGAATGACAGACGAAGAGTTAGCAGAAAATGAACGTCTATGGCGAGAAGAGAACGACGAGGAACTAACAGCAATGCCAGGATCAGCAGATGCTGAACTACGAGATGCTGGTATAAGCGGAGCAAATATTTCAGACGATATAGACAATTCTGAGGACGAATTAGAAGCCAGCGCAGGCAGCGAAGATGCAGGAACAGACAGCGGTCCGACATCAGCAACAGATACCGAACTCGGCTCAAACACAAATACTGAACAAACTTTATAAATACTGTACTATGATATTACGAGAACTATTTTATTTTGATCCTATGACTGTTCAACCAGTTGATGATAAACGTTACGAAGAAGGTGACGATACTTCTGTGTTGAAGAAAACAGATACTCGTAAAACAAGATTAAGTTTACGTCAAATTAATCGTATCCGCAAAGCATCTGAACTACATACAGAGAAGAAGCAAGAAGAATTGCACTTCGTAAGACAAATGTATGGAATAGCAGCACAAGCTGCATCAGAAGCTGGCGGATTATAATTTGAATAAAATAGCCTATGTTATAGGTAATGGTACAAGTAGACGTAACATTCCCCTTTTAAATTTAGTTGGTCAAGGAACTACATATGGTTGCAATGCAATCTATAGAGAGTTTTCTCCTGATTATTTAATTTGTGTAGATGTTAAGATGGTTATTGAAATAAACAAGTCTAGATATCAGTATGACAACCAAGTATGGACAAATCCAAACAAAGCATATAATAATTACACAGGATTTAATTTTTTTAATCCATCAAAAGGTTGGAGCAGTGGACCTACTGCATTAAACTTAGCAAGTGACCATAATCATAAAAAA